TTCTTTTAATAGCGGAGCATAGGGACTCATCGTGCCCGAACAATTCTTCTATCGAATAATTGCTTGTCACTATGATTTTTTCAGGTCTGATAACCATGCCATCACCTTTTGTTTCTGCTGGGAACGGATAGTGGTCACACCAAGTCTTTAGGAAATCACCAATCCAAGTTGCATCAGTCTTTGATAAATCATCATACAACACAGCTTTTTCACCTTTGTATCCAAGCCACCACTTGTTGTGCAACTTGATGTATATTCCAGGATTTTCAGTTCTTGCTTTGTAGGACTTTCCAACACCAGGAACTCCATATATCCACTCGTTTTGTAACTTGTTTAAAGTTTGGGGAACTTGGGGATTATCCATTGCAATTCTTTTCATTGTATGGTAGGAGTTCCAATACATATCGGGGTGCTCTTCTTCCATTGCATCGAAATCTGCTTTCTTTGCTAAAGCAATTGCGGACTTGTATCGGGCTGCTTTTGCTAGACCACCAGAGGCACCAGCAGAACCACCAAGATGGTCAACCATCACCCAAGCACTTGAATCAGGACATTCGACATAATTCCCGTCTTTCATACAATAATCTCGAGCTTGTTTACTATTTCCTTTCATTACTTCCAAATGGGCTCTTGGAAGTAATTTTTTCATTGCTTCAAACCTTTTCCTTACTTCCATTTGAACGAATCCTTGATAATGGGGAGTCCCATCCTCTCCGATTTCACCACCTACTATACAGTAGGTGTAACCTTTGAGAAGATTCAAGTCAGCCCAATCGTCAGCGGGGTTGTTGATAGTGAAACACCAATGCTTTGACATCGACATCGTACCTTGTAGGTATTGGCTTTGGGAGGCCTTACTGGTATACCAGACAGTTCAGGTACTATATAGTACTTGCACACTTTTTATAAAGGTACCCAGCCTCGTGGAAAAAACTATTGTGGGTGCGGAAAAACTAGCGGAATAAATTTTTTTTGACATAATTGGTACTTGGGTACCAGGAACACCACGATTTTCCGTTTTCCCGTCACGCTCCCTCGTGCGCACACCCCACAAACCCCCTCCACAGGCTCGGGGTTCATGGGGTTACATTACTCCGTCCCGCTCCGTATTTCTCCATTGGGAACAGCATGGAATCGCTCGTGAGCTCGTGTCCTCTGCACACTCGCCCTCTCAGATTCCGGTTTCCATAACCCTAACACTAGGCGGGGGCGCGCCAAGGCGCGCCGCGGCACCTCTGTGGTGGTGGCACCGGGGCCCCCCCCCCGGTGCCACCACCACAGGGTGAACTGTCCTACGGGACACGCTATGCTAGCTTAGTATATTAAACCACACCTGGACTACGTGCAGGTGTGCGGGGGTAGGCTAAAGGTAATACTATACTTTAGCCTACCCCCGCTCATTTTTTTTATAAGTCTTTTTGTAACACACAATACCATAATATCAAGTACCTCTTTTAACACACCTCTTTTTTAAACGCCGTAGCGGAGGAGTTTCAGTATCCTCACGTCATCCTCAACCGCCTCCACAGGCTTAATGTGGGCTTCTTCGAGTCATACTTCATTGGGGAACGATCCGACGATACTGACCTGCGCTCAAACGCCCCAACATTGGTTTGAGCTCCGACACTGAGTTGCACGGCCTTGAGGGCCGTGCAACTGACCTGCGCTCAAACCAATGTTGGGGGTTTGAGCTTGGTCGACCCACGGGCAGGATAACACACTTTAATCAAACAGTTTACTGATTTCATCGCTTAGACAATTGTTCCTTTCTCTTGCGCTCATTGACAAGAAAACGTTGACATTCCAGGGAGAACAATGCTCTTCCAGAAGCAGCAATCCATTGGCGGGCCTCATCACGAATGGCTTCTTCCCAAGCAGCGAGTTCTTCACTGTTGTCTTCTTCCACCATACTTTGTTCTGATGCAGTATCACCTTCCAGATCTTCTTGACTGTGCGTGGGCGTTTTGTTGATATCGCGAAACGGCCGTTTGCGAGTCTTGGCTGAGTTGCTGGTGTCCATTTTGCCAGTTTGGGGGAATGTGATTTTTTGGATTCGTGCCTTCTCGCGAAACTCACTCATGGTTCTGACGAATCACGTGATTTTCATTCTTCACAGGAACTGAAACGGTCAACATGATGATCCGGAAACAGACTCCTCAACAAAGGAACAGTGTCTTATACCGTAAACAGTATGCCGCAAAGGTGCAAACAAACTTGACACGACCGTACAAAAGACCAAGATACACCACTCCTGCGGCTAGGTTCAGCCAAATCCCAAGAGCAATGCCTGAAATCAAAGCACTTGATATCCCTGATGGTGCCGTTGCCTTGAACGCCACTGGTGCTATTGCTGTTCTGAACACTATCAGAGCTGGATCGTCCTTCTTTAACAGAATTGGTCGTAAAATCAACCTGAAAAGTCTTCGTTGCAATTTTTACGTTGCTCCCATCCGTGCTCAAAGTGCAATTGATTACGTCCGAATTATGCTCATTTACGATAAACAAGCAAATGGTGCATTCCCTACCATTGCTGATATCATCCAATCTACCGACCAAGCTGGTACAAACAGCACTACGAACATGTCAAATGCAAATTTGAACAACCGAGACCGATTCAAAATCCTCCGAGATCAAAGAATCACCTTACCTGCTGTTGCAGTTGGACCACCCTTACAACCAACAAACATGCTTGATCAAGTTACCCCAAATACAAACATTGAATGGTTTGTCAAATTAGGTGGAATGGAAACACAATACCGTGCTGACTCAGCTCCTGCTGTTATCGGTGATATCGCTACTGGCTCATTGCTTTTGCTAGCACTAGGTGATTTTGCTGCTGGAGCTGAAGGTTACCAAATCCAAGTGGAAACCCGTTTGAGATTCTGGGACGTATAAAAAATAAATTTTATTTAATCTATTGTGATAATATTATCTTCTTCCCACGTTATTTCGTCTTCTGAGAACTCTGGTTGTTTCCTATTGCATTTGGCGGTGGACTCGGCTTCGCCTCGTCGTGCTTGCTCAGTTGTTTTAGCTAGGTCAAATGCTTCGAAGTGGGTAAAGGGCTTAACCAAGTGGGTCACTTTAAACCTTCTTTTAATAGCGGAGCATAGGGACTCATCGTGCCCGAACAATTCTTCTATCGAATAATTGCTTGTCACTATGATTTTTTCAGGTCTGATAACCATGCCATCACCTTTTGTTTCTGCTGG